CTATCTCACAGATTCCGACCAGATACCGCAACTGGTCAAAGATGCGCAGATCACAATCGCCATCTCTATCATGGCGGGCAACGATCCGCTCTCAACAGTAGATCGAGCAGTTAAGCGCGAGAAAGTAGACGTAATCGAAGTCGAGTATATGGACAACGCTTCAATCTCGACAGTTATTCGAAGCATCGGCAACGCAATGCGCAAGCTGGTCACGTCTAGCACTGGTGGCAACAACATCCGAACTATCCGGGGCTGATATGGGAATTAACTATAACTCGCTCCAAGCTACAGCGACTCGATTGCTGCAAGACAATGGGCAGACAGTTACGTTCGCATATAAGACCGGAGAAGTAATCGACCCGGCTACCGGGCAGGTCACAACTCCAGCTACCAACAACACAATCGACGCATTCGCGGTCGTTCGTCGTTATGACAACGAAGAAGTGAATGGCTCGACGGTTCTCGCTTCCGATCTGCTGCTGATAATTAACAATATCGCAACTGAGCCGGACGTGGCGTGGACTGTCACGGTCGATTCTAAGATCTGGCGAGTTATGAGTGTTAGAACTCTAAGCCCGGCAGGAACTAATATTGTCTACTATGTGCAGATCAGAATATGAGCGCAGCAGAGAAGGACATTAATACCGCATTATCGGTACGTCTGGCAGAATTCCAGACAGCCGGAGAGCCGCCGATCGCTTACGAAAACGCGGCATTCACGCCAGTTGACGGCGTACTGTATCTGCTAGAGACATTTATCCCGAACATCAAAGACCAGCTCGGACTCGGCCATTCAAGCGCCGACGATTACGAAGGGTTCTATCAGATTACAGTGAATGACTCTCGCAGTAATCGAAGATTCACAGCGCAGGAACAGGCTCGATTGTTGATGCTGCACTTCCCGCGTGGCGCTGAATATACTTTTAACGGCGTAAAAGTTAAAATCACCAGCGCAAGAGTCTCACAGGGTATCACCGAAGAAGGCTGGTATTCTGTCCCGGTAACGATTGAATGGCGGGCCATAGTGTGAGCTGGGAATCTGACTGGAAGAAGATCGAAAAAAAGATCGACCGGACTCTCGATCAGGGAATCCGAGCGACTCTTTTCGAAGTAAGCACGGCAATAATTAAGGACACCCCGGCAGATACCGGGCGTGCCCGTGGTAATTGGCAAGCATCCATCGGTCGCGGGGCGACTGGGGAAGTTTCCGTAGATAGTGTGAGATCGGGCGAAGCCAAAGCAATCGCAGACGTCGACCAAACAGTAAGCGTGGCAGTGGGCGATCTCTACTATCTGACAAATAACCTTCCGTATATTGAACGTCTGGAATATGGCTGGTCTAAAAAGCATCCAGACGGGATGGTTCGGAAGAATCTGCAAAATTTTAACCGTTTGCTGGTTAAGAATATCAAAGCAGCAAGCAAATAAGAGGCAATTAACATGGCAATTCAAACATCTGCGGGCACTACGCTGGGCATCGTCTCAGGTCTTCCCGCCACATACGACGCAGCAGGATTCGCAGCTCTCAGTTTCGCTACAGTTGGCGAGATCACAGAGATTCCAGCTTTCGGCTCAGTTTACAACTTAATCACTCACTCGCCTCTCGGTGAGCGTCGCGTGGTTAAGCGTAAAGGTTCGGTAAACGACGGAACTCTTACTCTCTCATTCGCTGCTGACGCTGCGGATACTGGTCAAGTTGCTGCGAAAGCTGCTGCTGCGACCGACGTAGAAGTATCAGTTGCAATCACTTACCCAGACGGCGAAATCGATTACTTCACTGGCTTAATCATGAGCTACCAAGTAAACGCTGGCGGCGTGGACAGCATCAAGTCAGACAGCATCGTACTAGAGCTGACAAATGCACCAGTAAACGTAGCAGCTTAATAAAACACACATTCGGGGCGTGACTTATGGATTTAGCGAGCATTGACTTACAGGCAGCAGCGGAAGAAGGCGTAGAAGTAAAACTCCAACATCCGGCTAATGGCGAATATTTACTAGACGATGAGGGCGAGCATTTGACGATTGTCATTCTCGGCAAAGATTCGCAGACGTGGCAGAACGCCGCAAAGCGAGTTAATACCCGGAATGCGAATCGCTACAAAGATCGAAAGATCCCAAATGCAGTTCTCGAAGCAGCTCTCTATGAGATATTGGCAGAAAGCACGCTAAAGTGGAGCAAGAATATCGAGTTCGAAGGTGCGGCACTAAAATGCACAAAAGAGAACGCGAATATGCTCTATGAGAAGCGCAACTGGATCGCCGAGCAGTTAATGGAAGCAGCAGGGGATAGAGCCAGTTATTTTTTGAAATAACCGGGCTGCTGAGTAAATACGTTCAGCAGTGGGCATGGCTCTCTACCCGGGCTAAAGACAAAGAAAGATCACGCATCGACATGATCGATAGTAATGAGATAGCCGGACGGTTCCCAGATGTGGAGCCGTTCGGCTATATCATAGAAATACTCAGCAGAATTGGAGTCGCATTAAATAGCGGCAACGGGGTTCATGGACTGACTTGGCAAGAGATCGATGCTTTCGTGGCGAGAACGCGACTGCATCTCACCGGATGGGAGGCTGAGACCATTAAACGGTTATCCGCTCTATATGCCAGCAGTGTGCTAAAATACGACAATCAGGACGTTCAAGCGCCCTACCGCACGCAAGAAGAACAGCAAGACATCGCCAAAGGCATGAAATCAGTTCTACGCGGCATCGTAATAAAGGACAAGCATGGATCTAGCAACGATACAGATCAAAGTCGATACTCGACAAGTCAAAGCGGCTAACGAAGACATCAAGCAGCTCGGCACGACCGGGCAGATGACTAGCAAGAAGGTAAACGCCGCAAACGACGACATGGCGAAAAGCGCCAAGAGTACAACGTCGGCATTCAAGCTGCTGGGCGGCGCTATGGCTGCGCTCGGCGTCGGCGCATTGGTAAGCAACTTCGCTCGGACGGTTACCGAATCAGAGAGATTGAAAGGCTCTCTCAAGACGATGACCGGAAGCACCGAAGACGCAGCGTTCGCATTCTCTGAGCTGGAGAAGTTCGCATCTCAGACTCCATTTACTCTCGATCAATCGGTCGAAGGATTTATCAAGCTCAAAGCGCTGGGACTAGACCCGTCAGAACGCGCTCTGCGGTCGTATGGCAACACGTCAGCCGCGATGGGCAAAGACATGATGCAAATGATCGAAGCAGTCGCGGACGCCTCTACGGGCGAATTCGAGCGTCTGAAAGAGTTCGGTATTAAGGCATCGAAGCAGGGCGACGACGTATCTCTGACATTTCAGGGCGTGACGACTACGATCGGCAACAGCTCGGCAGAGATTCAGAACTATCTGCTCGAAATTGGCGAGACTAAGTTCGGCACGGCGATGGAAGATCAGATGAAAGCGCTCCCGGGCCTTCTCTCTAATCTATCCGATAACGTCTCGGCGCTATTCCGCAAGATTGGCGACGTGGGCGGGATAAATATATTTGCTGCGGCAATAACTGGTGCGAGTTCTCTGATTCTCGGGATTACTAATAATCTCGAAGCTCTGACTATTGGTGTCGGGGCTGCACTTGCCGGGTTCGTGGCATTCACTATCGGATCAAACGCGACGCGTATTCTCGGCGGCTTCAAAGCGATGAGAGTCTCGGTTCTAGCGCTAAACACTGCCATAAAGGCGAATCCGATTGGATTAATCTCGGCAGCTATCGCCGTCGCAGCAGTCGCTATAATTTCGAACTTCGACAAAATAAAAGCGGCAGCAGAAAGAGCAGCAATCAGGATTCAGATCGGATTTGAGAAGTTGAATATATTCCTTCTCGAAGCAGTTGGCGGCGCTCTTAACTCCATTATGGATATGTTTACCGGGGTTCAGAACAGGGCAGTCGCTACTATGGCTGCGGTCGCTGCTGCGGTAAAGAACCCGACAGATGCGTTCGATACTTTCAACGAGACGTACAGCACGACTCTGGAAGGGCTACAGACCGGAAACACCAGAACAAATATATACTCAGATTCAATCGCCAGAAGTCGAGACCGTGTAGACGAATTGAACGGCAAGCTGGCCTCTATGAATACCGAAGTGTCTCTAGCTGATACGAATTATCAGGACGCGGATCGGTCTCTCTCTGATTACGCGATCCAAATAGACGAATCAGCGGTCGCAGCGAATGAGCTGGCGGCAGAGACGGAAGCGGCACGCACTAAAACTCTGGAATTACTTGGCGAGATAAGCAACGAGACCGAAGCTCTGAATATGAGCAACGTCGAAATCGCTGTCAGAAACAATCTACAGAAAGCCGGAGTCGATGCAACGTCCGAACTCGGCGAGCAGATAGTCGCAGCAACTGAGAAGCTCTACGCAGAGAAAGCCGCAATCGATGCGGCTAATGAGTCAGCGAAAGCGCTAGAAAAGCAGCACGACGAGTCACAGAAGGCTATCGAGAAGGAAGCAAAGCGAGTCGCAGAAGAAGCAGAAAAAGCATACGAAGAGATGAAAAGAAAGATCTCTGGCTTCTTTATGGATTTATTCGAGAACGGTCGAGACGCATTCGACAATATAGCCAAGACTTTTAAGAATATGATTCTGCAAATGCTCGCCGACTGGGCAGCGTCTAAGATCGCGGACATAATGACCGGGACATTCAGCGGAATCGGAAATTCGATCAGCTCGATGTTTAGCGGGATATTCTCATCAATTGGAAGCTCTATAGCTGGTCTCGCATCGAGAGCGGCGTCGGTATTAACTGGCGGCGCTATAGGCGGCGGTGCTG